GTGTTTGTGTGTGCAAACTGAGAGGTATCAATTTGGAAGTTTGATCGCTGACGCAACTGTGCTCCTAGTGCAGCGTTGTTGGCTTTGCCAACATTACCACTACCGATGATATTAGATGCGAGTTTGTTAATTAAACCAGATATTAATGACATATAAGTATTTATATGAGCTATCGCAAATCGTACAAAGGTAAGTACCGACCTAGGCATAGAAACAAGTACAAGGGCGATCCAACGAACGTTATTTATAGAAGTTTGTGGGAACGTAGGTTTATGGTGTATTGTGACACGAATCCTGCCATTTTGGAGTGGGGTAGTGAGGAGATGATTGTGCCATACAAATCACCTTTAGATGGAAAGATACATCGTTACTTTCCTGACTTCTATATTAAGTATAAAGACAAAGAGGGTAAACTGCGTAAACTGATCGTAGAAGTCAAACCAAAAAAATATACAGTCTCACCTGTAAAGAACCCCAAGCGTAAAACGATGAAATGGCAAAATGAAGTGAGAGAATATCTTAAAAATACTGCAAAGTGGGAGGCCGCAAAAGAGTGGTCTGGTAAACGTGGCATGGAATTTACAATACTTACTGAAGATGTCTTAGGCTCATATAAATAGTAGTATGGGTAAAATCCTCGATGATATAAGAAAAGCAGCAGGTGACAAACAAAAATCAGTCACATGGTATCGTAACAAGATCAAAGAACTTGGTGCGAAAGTATCGTCACGTAGATTGATTAACCAAGGTCCATTGAGAAGACAACCTAGTGTAGGTAAATTAAACTTCTTCTTTTATGACCCTAAGTTGAAAAACTTTCTGCCGTATTATGACAGGTTCCCATTAGTGTTGCCAATAGGTTCAGCATCAGGTGGATTCTTAGGAATCAACTTTCACTATCTACCGATTGCATTGAGAGTTAGATTACTAGAGGCGCTTGACAATAAGAACTTATCAGCAGCTGACTATAATAGTTTAAAGAGAATTAATTTGATTAAACCAACGATTAAACACTACCTTACAAACCATGTACGATCTGGTTTCTTACGTATAGAGGAAGAAGACTTTCTACCTGCATGTTTATTACCAGTGCAACAGTTCCAGAAAGCATCTATGGCTAAGGTTCATTCAGACAGTAGGAGAATGATTTAATGGTATATCACAATCATCATATCATACCTAAACACATGGGTGGCACAGATAATGCTTCTAACATTGTAAGACTAACAATAGAAGAACATGCTGAGGCACACAAGACATTATATGATAAGCATGGTAAGTGGGAAGATAAATTAGCATGGCAAGCTTTATCAGGTCAGATAACACATGCCGAAGCAACAAGACAAGCAAATGTTCTTCAAGCAACTGGTAATAAGAATAGACTTGGTATGAAAGACACACCAGAAACAAGAGCAAAAATGAGTAAGTCTGCTAAGATTAGAGCAAAGAGAATGAAAAAATGGGTTGGAGAAGACAACCCTGGTTATGGTAAAGGCAAGTCATTCACAGTTGATGGTGTAGAATATAATAGTTTAAAAGAGTTTCAACAATTAACTGGTAAGAGTAGATATTATGCTCGTAAATATCAGAGAGGAGAGTTATAATCATGGCTATATTTCGTGCTGGGAAGAAGATAGGTGGTTATGATTTTCGTATAGGATTGCCAAGAGGTAAAGAGTATGATAATATACCTGGTGATCCAAGGATTAAGCAACGTGCTAATCCAGAAACAACAATTAACAGATTTAGATCAGCAATATCTAAGGGAGAAGGTGTTGCTAGACAAAGTAGATTCCTAGTACGTATTGGCATGCCACGAGGTGGCACTAATATGCTTGACGTATTTGGTGAACAGAAAACAGGTAGTAATCCAGAGCTTGCTAGAAAACAAGGTCTAGCTGATGCAATGGCACAACAACACATGGAGATCGGTAGAGAGATTGGTCTTATGTGTGAAGCTGTGAACCTACCAGATAGAACAATCAATACAAATCCATACAGACACTATGGTCCAACATATAACTTCCCATCAATAGCACAATATGCTGATGTCAACATGACATTTATTGGTGATAAGTTTTTAAGACTAAGACAATTCTTTGAATCATGGCAAGCCCTAGTCATTGATCCAGTAACTAACAACACTGGTTACTATGATGACTTTGTTGCACCAGTTGATATATTTCAACTAGGTTCTTTCGATACACTAAACGATAGAGATAGTGCAACATATGGTGTAAGAATGTTTGAGTGTTATCCAACATCGATTGGTACAGTAGATTATAACTATGGTACAAAGAATGACTATGTTAAAATCAATGTAACTTTCACGTATAGATATTGGTTGAACTTTAACTTAGATATTGACAGCACAGGTAAAGTAGGTGGTCTTTCATCTGGCGAAGTCAAACCAGGATTTCAAGGTCCTGCGTTCTTTCAAAAACTACCACCTGAACTTAAAAGAGCAGGTAGAGATGCGTTTAATCATCTTAAACGTTCTATACCAATTGGTAAAGTATTTGGTGGTAAAGTATTCCCACCATTTACGTTTTAAAATAAGGATGAATAATTATGGCTTTACCCAACATTAACCAACAAACGTTTGAATTGGAAGTCCCATCGACAGATGAGATTGTAAAATACAGACCGTTTCTTGTGAAAGAAGAAAAGGTATTACTTCAAGCACAAGAAAGTGGAAAAACAAAAGATCAGATCGAAGCGATCAAAACTATTATTGACAACTGCACCTTTGGTAAAATCAATGTAGATGAATTACCAAGTTTTGATTTAGAGTATATCTTCTTAAATATACGTGCTAAGTCAGTAGGTGAACAAGTCAAACTAAAAGTAAGAGCACCAGATGACAACGAAACTATGGTGCCAATCGAAGTTGACTTATCGAAAGTCAATGTGCATGTGGACGTGGACCACACAAACAAAATTGAACTAACAAAAGATGCAGGATTAGTTATGACATACCCGACAATGGATATGTTTATGGATGCTAATCTATCGAATCCATCTACAGATGAAATGTTAGATGTGATTAGTAAGTGTATTCTACAAATATATAATGGTGAAGAAGTATACGATAGAGCAAGTACATCGGATAAAGATAGAAAAGACTTTATTGAAAACTTAACTCAGGAACAATTCTTAAAACTACAACACTTCTTTAAGACTATGCCTAAATTAAAGCATGAGGTTAAAGTAACAAACCCTAAGACGAAGAAAAAGGGTACTGTAGTAATTGAAGGCCTCCAGAGTTTTTTTTAATATGCCTCTCTCATATTGATTTTGAGAGCTATTACAGATTGAACTTTGCATTGATGCATGTTCACAAATGGGCGCTCGAAGATATTATGAATATGTTGCCGTGGGAGAGGGAGATATATGTAACACTTCTCAACCAACATGTTGAGGAGGAAAACAAAAGACTAGAAGCAAGGAGCAAGAAAAGAAATGGCTGAAGAAATTAAAAAAGACTATCACCCAGCTGATACAAATGGTGATGGTAAAGTATCAGATGCAGAGCATAAGATGTATATGGAAGCAAAAAGAAAAGAATTAGACGACCAAGATGCTCAAAGAGATGCAATGAGAAAGATGACATGGTTTGCATTGGGTGGTATGTTATTATACCCATTCACTATATTGTTTACATCATTACTAGGGTTTGATAAAGCTGCAGAGATCATTGGTGATATTGCACCAACATACTTTGTTGCTATTTCTGCATTAGTAGCTGCATTCTTTGGCGCAGACGCATTTAAAGGAAAGAAAAAATAATAAATGGCTATCGACTTAACTAAACTACCTGGAGATTTGATTATTGGAGTTGATGAACTCAATAAGAAATTTCAAAAATTCGCTAGTGATATGAAATCACAAAATGAATCGATCAGGATGCAAGAAGCTAAAGATCGTGCAATGAATACTGAGGCTGTCAGACAGGCAATCGCAGAGCAAGGTCAACGTCAAGCAGAATTACAAGCAAATGGTTTAGGTGAAGACGAAGCCAGACATCAAGCAAGACAAGACAGTCTTAATACACTTAATGAACAAACACAACAAATATATGAAAATGATCTTAGTGGTGCTGACTCTAAAATAGGTGCTACATTCTCTATGATGACAGGTAAACTTGACAGTTTATTAGGTGTATCAGAGAAAGCAAACAAACTAGCACAATTTAGAAATGACGTTGCAAAGAAAGGTCTTGTACAGACAATCAAAGATAATAGAGAAGCAAAGAAAGCTGAAGAAAAAGAAGATGCATTAGAGGAATCTAGTGGTGGTGGCATTGGTAGTAAGGTTGCTGATGTTGCCGGTAAAGCATTTGAACCACTTAAAAATGTATTTGGTGGATTAAAGGCAGTGTTCTTAGGTGCAGCTGGTATCTTTGTACCATTACTTGCGTTCTTCAAAGCATTAGAGAATCCTAAGTTTAGAGAGATTGTCTTTGCATTACTAGACTTTGGTAAAAAAGTATTTAAAGAATCACTTCAAACAATTATAGATGTATTTGATAGTCTTATTACAACTATTACAAACATCGTAGATAAATTTAAGATTATATTTGATGGTGATACTTCACTATCAGAGAAGTTTACAGCATTGTTTGGTATATTTGGTGATATTGGTAAGTTTATATTTGATGCAATTGATACAGTTACCGAGAACTTACTCAACGTATTTGGTTTATCGTTTGATCCATATGACGGACTAGCATCATGGATTGTAGGTAAAGTTGGCGAAGTATTTACTACAATTAAAAATTGGTTTGCTGAGAAAGTAGAATTTATTGTAGACACATATACAAATATTAAAGACTGGATTGTAGATAAAGTAACTAGTGCGTTTCAAGGTATAAAAGACTGGTTTATGGGTGTAGTAGAGTTTGCCGTTGATGGATATGGATCACTGAAAGATTGGGTTGTTGATAAAGTTACATCAGGTTGGCAAGTAGTCAAAGATTGGTTTGGTGGTGTAACTGAGTTCTTTGTAGACGGATATGGTAATATCAAAGACTTTATTGTAGATAAAGCAACTTCAGCATTTCAAGGTGTTAAAGATTGGTTTGGTGGTGTAGGTGATTTCTTTGTAGATGGATTTACATCATTCAAAGACTTCTTATTTGGTGAAGATGGTATTATTAGTGGTGCAATCGATTGGATTAAAAATTTATTTAGTTTTGAGTTACCAGACTTTAGAGACTTCTTACCTAAATGGTTGGGTGGTAAAGGTAAAGACTTAGAAGATTACGAACCAGAGGCAGGCACTGCTGGTGACATGGCAGGTGAGGCAGCAATGGAAAATGCAGCCACAGATACACAAGGTTCTATTGACAAGATAATGGAAATGGGTGATAAGGCAGCGAAAGAACAGTACGAAGCCTTGATGAAGAAGATGGAAGCAAATGAAGAACTAACTGCTGAAGAACAACAATTCATTCAACAAATTAATGTAGTCAAAGGTGGTGATAGTGTAAACACTAATTCATCTACAGGCTTCAGTACACGTAAATTGCCGTTTAATGATGACCCGACTACTCAGGCATTAACAACATCATATCCATAAGTCGATTTTCTAGCTAACATTTGATAAGAAGATTTGAATCGTTTATTCATAATCTTTTGTTTCTTAGTTGGTCTTCTATTCTTATTCAAGTTCATAGTCAATAGATGTGCTCTTCTTCCAGTGTTGGGCATAGAAATCTCCTGTAAAAAATGTTGTGTGATAATAGGCGTAATATAGGACATATTAACCTTCCGTAATGTAGACCTGGAATCAAAAATCTAGTAGATCCTCCAACTCATCGTCTTCGTCATCCCACCAGATGTCTTCTTCCATAGAAGTATTTAGTTATAGATCGGCTTGTAAATGGTGATCAATTCTTCTTTTCCTTTAACTTTTATTTTGTCTACTTCAACAGATTCTATATTTTTCAACTGTTCTTGTGTATAAGAAGAATATATTAATGCTGGTACTTTACCATTCTCGTCTTTATAATTACGTGTTGCAGCTTCTAGTCTTGCAGCTAGATTGACAGCATCACCAATGACAGAATAGTCTAGTCTAGTTTCAGAACCCATATTACCTACAATACAAGTTCCTGTGTTGACACCAGAACCAATATTGATATCTGGTAAACCTTTTTCTTTAAATTCTTTTTTGATGTTCTCTGTTTCTTTTGCACATTCGATAGCTGTCTTTACTGCCATCTCAGCATGATTAGGACAATCAAGTGGTGCGTTCCAAAATGCCATAATACAATCACCCATATACTTGTCAATCGTACCACCATTCTTCAATACAATTTTAGACATACGATTTAAGTAATCATTTATTACATTGACTAGTCCTTCTGGATCATCATTGTTTTTATAGTATTCAGATATTGGTGTGAAACCTACAATATCCATAAACAGAAATGACATCTCTTTTCTGTCACCACCAAGTTTTAACTTCTCTGGATTCTTTACAAGTATTGCCACCTGTCTTGGATCTAAGTATTTCTCAAACTGTTTTCTGATTTGTTGTTTCAGTTTAAACTCTAATATAAATCGATTGAATATAGCATGCATTGATACAATTGTCAAGGTAATAATTATCCATGTGACATCAACAAGGAATAATTTATTACTAAAGAACCAGTATGATGCATATATTGACGCACCATATATCGATAATATCTTAATCGCTATCAACCAATATGGGGCAAAACGTACGAGTACTATTACACTAAAACCAATTAGAATGCTCGCTAGCATCTCTCCAAGCGGACTTAAATCGTGTCTTTGTATTGATTTTCCACTCAATACTGTATCTAACGTGCTAGCAGACAACATGTAATCATACTGCTCACCGATGGGTGTAGCGATAATAGATGCAAGTCCTTCGGCCGTAATACCTACAACAACTGTCTTACCAGCAAGAGATGAGAAGTCATCTGAACTAGCAGATACCATGTCATATTCTTTGTTCCATGTCAACCATATTCTAGCATTAGGGTCTGTCTTAATGACTGGAAAACCTGGTACACGAACTGCCTGTATACCTGTCGGTCCAGACTTGACTTGATAACTTGGATTACCTGTTGCAACTCTAATTACTTCTACTGCCATTGCAGGATATGTGTCATCACCAATTTTCATAATCAGTGGCACACGTCTTACTACACCATCTATCTCTGGCGCTGTATTGATAACACCTACACCATCTGCAACATGAAACTCTGGTATTGGTCCTAACATACCATCCCATTCAAATAACCATGGTAATGGATCACCAACTTTTGCAACACCACGTGGCACAGAGTTCTTGTTTGTTTGTGATGTACCAACTTGTGCTATAACAACAAACGAACCTTGTAGTAAATTTGCAAGTTGTTCATCGCCACCTAGTCTATCTGGTTCTGAGAATAGTATTGGCATCATAATAACACCAACTTGTGCTTCTCTTAACTTGACTAATAGATCACCAATGACACGTCTATCCCATGGCCATTGACCATACTTCTCCATAGATGCTTCGTCTATAGTGACTATGCCTATATCTGGCGACTTCTCTTTTGGTTGTGATTGAAACAGTAAATCGAATGATTTAAGTTTGAGTATTTGCTTTACTTGTGGTTCTTGCCACCCAATATATGACACTATAATAAGTGTAACTAAAGCAAATAACCAATGAGTTACTATTTTCATTCTTCACTATCTTTTAGTTCGTAGAAAAACTTAGTATCATCACCAGCAGTCCATTTTTGTTCACCTTCTACACTATACTCTATAGACGACACCTCAAAGTCAGGAAACTTTAGTTTACTAGGTGTGTATGATTTGTCATAGAATATTACTCTATTATTTGGTTGAGCTGCAAAGTGACCATTTTCTAGTTTGATAATATTAAATGATTTGTGTTGTGTAGGCACTTCACTATAAGTTACATTTCTCTCTAAGTTTGTTGAGTTTGCATTGTCTATTGTAAACATATACCAACCTTTGTACCACTTCTTACTTGGTGATAGATATTTACACTGATTGCCTTTTAACATTTGTTTCTCAACGATAGTGATATCGTAACTAAAACAATCCCATAATTGTAATTCTGTTAGTGGTAAATCTTCTTCTGGTTTCTTCCATACAAATGCACTGATTGGTAGTTTATCAAACAATGCCCCATATTCAGGTATGTAAGTTTCGAAGTATAATGCTCTGCCTTGTATAGATTTGGCAGTAACCCATACACCCTCTACGAGTTCACCATGTCCTCGTTGAAGATCGTACAAATACTCTTTTTTAACAAATAACTCTACGGGTGGAGTATTAACTACAAGATATGCCATTATTAACCTGCACTAATTTTGAGTGTACCACTATCGTTCCACAATTGTCCTGCGTTGTTAGGGTCACTAGTTGGTAGATTTGGCAACATTACTGTGCCACTATCATTCACTACTACAGTTCCTGATAAATCTGGTAGTGTAATTGTTCTATCTGCTGACGGTCCAGTGCCTGCTGTTAATGTTGTCTCATGTGCGTCAGCAGTTGCACCTTCAAATCTAATAGTGAAACCCGTATTAAGAAATAAACCATTTTCATTTATTCTAGCTGTTATTTTATTAGAACCATCTTTTCTAATCCAAAATTCTAGTTGACCCTTTTCATCAGTATTTGTTGGATCAGCAATCTTAGCTTTGATTTGTGCATAACTTCTAGTTACGCTTGTAGATGATTCCCCTCTAAAATCTATTTCACCAATATAGTCACCTTGTGCTGGACTAGCACTGTTTCTATGTAAATCAATACTTGGTCCTGCTGTTTGATCGTCACCTGTATCAACTAATGTGAGTTTGTCAATATCAATACTGTTTGATATAAAATTACTATCATTTGTTAATTGACTTACTGCTGTAGGTATATCAGCACCAATAAACTTACCATCGCTTGATCTGTATTTTAAAGCCTTGCCATCTACTAATACTGTTGCTCTATCAATATCATCTAAGTCACGTATATTGACAGCACCACCACCACCTAAACTTTCTAGTTGCCTTGATACTAAGTTTTTAAATGTTTTAAATTCTCTCTCTAATTTGTCGTTCTCTACTTGCTCTTGTACATTTGATTTCTTAATTTGTGTAATTGTCTGATCAACAATACTTGGTTCTTGTGTTCTGGATTTGACATGACTATAAGCACTAATCTCTACTTCTTCTGGTATAACTTTATCTTCAGGTTGTAGAGGATCTGGTATTACTGCTGGTTCTACAATAACAGGTTCTGCTTCTTCTTTTGTTATACCAGCATTAGCATATTCTTCTTGTTCAGTCATAGCAACTGGTTCTTGTACCTTAGTTGATATGTTGATAAGTTCGTCAAGTAGATTATGTTTTGATTCCTCTAATCCAGGAACAGCATATTTCTTTTCGACTTCTTCTTTTCTTTTGTCTGATTCTTTTTTGAGTTCAGCTATTTGACCAAACATAGATTGTAGATCAGCGTCATTTTTGACCTTCTCTGCAAACTTTGATTTCTCACTTGATATTTCTTCAAAAAATTTAGATAATTCATTTGCCATAATGATATTTATATCCCTAGTTTTGTGTGACTGAAATGGAACAACCACCTGCTGTTTGACAGTTTTGTGATAATGAATATGTACCATCACTTGTTGTATTATTTGTTCCCATAACTAAATCTAAATCTGTTCCGTAAGTTCCACTTAAAGTTACCGTAGCAGATTGTGAACCACCTGACTTTTGTTGTTTAATGTCCACATTATTATTGTCATTATTCACAGTTAGAGATAGTGTTTTGTCATTATTGTGCATTTGTTTAATAAAGACAGTATTGTAATCACCATATATGTAAGAATAGTTTGTGTGTTCAGTTGATGTGTTGTTTGCTTTTTGACTTGCAATATAGCTGTTATTATCACCTGAAACATAAACATTCATATAATGTCCACCATGTTCCTGATTATCATAACTAAAAACGCCTGTACTTGAAACTTCATAACCTTGTCCCATTGTTACTGAATTGTCATTACCACCATAAATGTTAAGTATCATTTGGTCTTGGTCACAAGTTGAGTATGAACATATTTGTTTTGCAATTACAGTATTGTCATCATAATCAATTTCTAAATCCATGATTGCGTTTTGATGAATTTGCTCTGCTGTAAAATTATTATTATCACCGTGATTATCTAAGTACATAACAAGATTATCACCT